GATTAATAATTCAATTGAAGGAAAAATAGCTAAATTCAATACTTCTTATTATGAACATCTTTCTTATACTGTAAAAGAGTTTGAAAGAATAGGATGTAGATGGAAAGATGAATCAGCACTTTATAATCAATCAATACTTTTATTAGATAGATTTGAAAGTGAGCAATGGTATATAATGGAATCTGCTATATATGAAGTAATACAAAACCTTAAAGAAAAATTCGACAATAATGAAACTATGAGTAGTATTTCTAGGCAGTATGAATTAATAACTGGAGGTGATTTTAATTATTGGAGAGCAGAAACATCAAAAACATTAGATAATGGAGATACTGAAATAAGCTATGATTGGAATGAATTAGAGCGTATGCTTCAAGATGGTCTTATTAAATATTTTCTTAATTATACTAAAGAAAATGAGGGAATAGAACCTTATTTATATAAATGGTTTTTGCAAAATGGTTATGTAAATGAAACAATAGAAGTTAAAGTAGATGAAAGTAATAAAGATACTCAAATGATGGAAATAATGAAACAATGGGCTGAAAGCTCAGAAGGAGGTAGATAATGGACTTAAAAGATATATTCTATATCTCAGAAAAAGACTGGTATAAACTTCAAGGCTGGGCTACTATAGCTTATGAAGAAGATAAAAATGAAATATCTGGTTTAATGACAGCAGTACCACAAAAAGATGGTAGAATCAAAATTAGTGATGTAGAAATTCTTAAACAAGAAAATAGCGCAACTAATACTGAACTTGATGGTGATGCTGTAGCTCAATATACTATGAAATATGCTATGAAGTATAATAATCCAGATATGAAGTTTGTCTGGTGGCATTCACATCATACTATGGGAGCATTTTGGTCAGGAACTGATGAAAATGAAATTAAAGCTTGGAAAAATACAAGCTACTCTTTGGCATTAGTTATTAATCTTGCTGAAGAATATAAATTCAGAGTTAGTTTCTGGCAAATGAATGGATTGCCAATTGAACAACACGTTGATACAAATCTTACTATTGAAAGAAATAAGCCAAAAATTAATATTACTGAGGCTATGAAAAACCAATACAAAGAACTTTGTGAAGAAAGAACTGTTGTTAATAAATGGGTTAATCATCATAATGGCTATATTAAATATGGAAATCATATTAATCAAACAAATATATGGCAACAAGAAGAAAGTCTTGATACTGAATGTCAATATAACAAGTTTCTTGAAGATGTAGAAAGTATTCAAGAAAGCTTTTTAGATGGGACTATTCAATTAAAAGATTTTAGAGAATCACTTGAAATAATTAACAAAGAATGTAAAGACAAGAAACTTCCTTTCAATATAAAGAAAGAATTTCTAAAGCTTAAAAAAGCAAAATTACATCAAAGATTAATGGAAGTGTTTCCTAGTGATTTGTTTGAATTTGAAGATAATATAGTCAAAGATAAACTAGAACAAGCAGCATTATATCAAGGAGGGTGGTATGGAGTTTAATATGAGGTCAAGAGGACTCGTAGATAACTTGAATCAATATAATTATCATATATTAGGTTGCGGTGCTATAGGTAGTGCCGCAGCTACCCAATTATGCAGAATGGGTGCAGAAAACTTTTGTTTATATGATAATGATAAAGTTGATACAGGTAATGTAGGAGTATCTCAATATACACAATATGATGTAGGACATGCCAAAGTTGATATGTTAAAATCAAAGCTTATGGATATTAATCCTGATACATTAGAAGTTAATTGTATGGATGAAATGTTCTCTAATTATGTATATTTAAACGATAATGACATAATTATATTAGGTTTTGACAGCATGGAATCAAGAATGGATGCAGTAAAAGCAATAACTGGATGGAAGCAATCAAAACCTTATGCTTTAATAGATGGTCGTATGGGTGCTGAACATTATCAACAATATGTGCTTTTAAATCCAACTTTAGAAGGATATAAAAACATATGGTATCCTGACGATGAAGGTAGCGAAGAACCATGCAATATGAAAGCAACAAGTTATTGTAGTAATATGAGTGGAAGTTTCATAGCTAATGCAGTAAGAAAAATAGTTAAGTCACAACCATATGAGGAATTTGTCTCATTTCATTTTCCTACAATGTCAATTGAAAAAACTACTTGTTTGTTTAAGTAGATAGTATTAACTTAGTAAGCTTAAGAGAGATGAAATAGGCGACTTGGCCCAAGTAGACTCTCTCTTGAGCTTCTTTTATAGGGAAAGAAATGGACAAAGAACTGGTATATAAATACCTTAAACAATATAAAGATATATATAGTAATACTCTGTATATAGAAGATAAGGAGCAATTAATGGCGTTAAAAAAAGTCAAAAGGAAAGCTGTCTCTCAAAATCCTAAAGTAATGTTACTTTACGGAGCACCTAAAGTAGGGAAAACAACAGCTTTAAGTCAATTAGAAGATTGTTTGATAATTGATACAGAAGGTGGTGCAAATATGATTGATGGCTATGTTATGGAGGCTAATAATAGAGAAGATTTAATATCTATTCTTAAAGAAGCTAAAGATGGTCACGATTATAAATATGTAGCTATAGATACTATAGATAAAATAGCTACTTGGGCAGAACATACAGTATGTCAAGAAGAATCAGTATCTGCAGTTCAAGACTTAGCATTTGGCAAAGGATTTGGATTGGTAAGAGAGAAGGTTTTAAATACTGTAGATGCTCTAAAATCAATATTTCCTCATGTAATTATCATCGGACATAGGAAATGGGCAAGAGCCGTAGTAGACAGTAAAGCAATAGTAGAACCTGAAAGTCTAGATTTAACAGGTAAATTAAAGAATATGTTAATGGCAGACTGTGATGCTATTGGGTATGTCTATAGAGATGATGAAAAAGGCGATTTAATGGTATCATTTAAAGCAAATGAATCATTAGAAGCTGGTAGTAGAAGTCCTCATTTAAAAGGCAAAGAGATAAAGTTAAACTGGAACAATATATACAAAAAGGAGAGTAAGTAATGGCGATATTTAAACCCGAAATCACAGAATCTACAGGTGGTAATAAATTCACAGGTATATGTAAATTTGCTATAATAAACTTTGAAGATAAATCAGATATGTTTGATTGGGCAGACTTATACTTAGATGTAGAAGTTAAACAAGAACATAGTGATTATAGTAGAAAGTTACAAATTAAAGGTTCTTTTGAAAAAGATTCATCTGGTAATATTACAGGTGGTAGTGTTCTTAAAAGACTATATACATTCTTTGATGCTATTGGATGTAAAGCTGGTATTAATGTAAAAGGTGAATGGGAAGATGAAGATGGAAATAAAATACTTGATATAGCTTCTTATCTTAATAAAGGAGCTGTAGATGGTGATATTGAATCTGTATCTACATATAGATATTTGGCTTATTTCTATAAAGAACAACCTAAGAAACCTGGAGCTAAATCTTATACAACAGTATGGCCTAAAGTTTATGTTTCAAATGATGCAAATCAAATTAAACTTAAAAGCGATATAGATTGGTTAAAAGGAAAAGGTTACCTTAAAGAACTAACAGATGAAGTTGCTAATGCTCCAGCAATGTCAGGAGATGGATTAGCTAATCTATGAACTATGTCGAAATAGCTAAAGGAAATCCTTTTAATAGAGGTATTATTATTCCTATGAATAAGCTTGGTAATTATATAGGTAAAGAACCTTTATATAGAAGCGTTTATTTATATGATGAATCTGCAGTTGAATATGTCAATGAAAATGGTAGTTTAAAAAACTTCTTTGGAGTTAGATATATAGATAAGATTCCAGTTGATATAGATAAACAAGATAGGACTGATGAAAGAACTTTAGATATTTTGAGAGGTATTATTCTAGAGCTAGAAGATGCTGACATTACGGAAGAAAGTTTCCAATGTTACTTTTCTGGCTCTGGATACCATCTTATACTTTCAGGAGATTTATTTAATTTTCAGTCAGGAAATGATTTGCCTTTTATTGTCAAACAGACAATAAAGAAGTTGATGCCCGATATTGATGCAAGTATTTATATGAGAACTGGTATTTATAGAGTGCAACATACTATTAATCAAAAGACTGATTTATACAAAATCCCTTTAACTCGGAATGAAGTAATAAATAAAAATCCTGAAGAAATCTTCGAACTTGCTAAAAATCCTAGATTTGATTACAATTATAATCAATTAATAGGAAATGGCGAGTTCGAAGATAAGATAGTAAACGAAGTTCCTGATGTCCAAGTGTTTAACAAAATATCAGAACCAAATAAAATAATACCTTGTGTTCAATCTATGCTTAATCAAGGAGCAAGAGAAGGCAGTAGACATATAACAGCAATGAGAATAATATCACATTTTAAAAGACACGGAATACCAAGTCATTATGCTAAAGTTTGTATGTTGCACTGGAATAGTAAAAGTATGCCAGAACAACAAATAATGGAAATGGTAGAAAATGTTTATAATAGAAATTATAAATATGGATGTCAAGATAGTGTGATGTTAAAGCATTGTAAAACACAATGTATTCACTTTGCAAGAAAAGACTATTTAGTAGATATTAAATCAGCTTCAACAATGCAAGAAGAATTAAATGAACGTTTAACTACTGATTTTAGTGGTAAAACAATAGATTTAAGTAGAGCTTTAGGATTAGATGTTGAATCAACTATATATCCAGGAGAACTGGTAACTATATTTGGACCAACAGGCTCTAATAAAACTACATTTGCTCAAAACTTAGCATTAGGAGTAGACTTTGTAAACAATAAAATAGAAAAAGAATGGCAAATACCCACTTTATTTCTATCTTTAGAGTTGTCTTCTTGGTACATGCATAGAAGGCATCTACAAATAGTATCAGGTGAAACAAAAGAAAAAGTAAACGATAATTACAAACGATTATATGACACGCATAAAGATGAGTTGGAGCACATCATGGTGCAAACTATATCTCCTACTTTAGATAAGATATATGAAAAAGTTAGAGAATTACAACCACAATTAGTAATTGTAGATTATATTGATTTAGTAGATACGCCAGTTAGTTATAGAGGTGAATATGAAAAGATTAAATATATATCTCACGGATTATCTAATATGGCTGTAAACAATGACTTAATAGTAATTCAAATATCACAAGTAAGTAGAGAGTATAGTCGTAACGAAGTGTTAGACTTGTATGCTGGTAAAGGTTCAGGTGCTATTGAGAATGCCTCAAGAAAAGTGATTGGTCTTAATGGACAATCAAAATCTCCAGAGAGAGCGGTAAGGCTATTCAAAAACACAGATGGAGAACTATTTGATACTAGCGTAGAGTGGACCCCTTCATTTAGATTAAGGAGAACAAATGCGTTCAATAATTAGTATATTGGCAATAGATGAAGCAACTATAATAAGATTGCTTTGGCTATTTAAAATAGGGTTTATACACCCAGTAGATGCGCCTGGAACAGTTAAAGGTATAATATTAGGATTTTGGAGGTTTGAAATTCAACTTATACTTGGTTTCTGGGATAGTATGTTTAATAAAGAAATAGAAGTTGAACATCATGCATAATTCTATAAAAATAGAAAAGCCTAAAAGGGGACGAAAGTCCCCAAGAGGCTTAACTATATGGGAAGATAAATTTAAAAATAAACTTAAAAAGCATCATAAACATTTTGCTAAAAAAGTATTTCATAGATTGATGAAAAAATCTTCTACATTAAGAACCACTTTAAAAAGAAGGAGTAGAGAATATGAAGTCGAATTTAAAATATCTCTTACAGAAGTTAGAGAATTACTACATAGAGCATACGGAAGAAAATGCAGATATTGCAATACGATTTTGCTTGTTAGCAATATGGCATGTGACCATATTATACCTTTGTCTATGGGTGGTAATTCAACTCCTAAAAATCTTCAGATGATATGTATGAGATGTAACACTAGAAAAGGACCGCTAACAGATAAAGAATTTACAAAATTATTAAGATGGCTAAATAGACAAAAAAGTGCTTTAGCTAAATATGTTTTAAGCC